GACAGATGTCGTTCGAAAACACTCTGCAGCCGTGAGTGATCCGGGGATAGACACAATCGTGAATAATCTTGTTCCAGATATTCCGGTCAAATGTATTCACTGGTTCTTGAGAAATACAGAATTTGAAGTTGAAAGTGATGCAGTTGGTTCATCCGATGTAAATGAAGAAAGACTTTACCAAAATCGTTTCAACTTTTCATCCAATGTAAATTTTGATGATCAACTCACATTTTTCAATCCCATCATGGATTCGGCAAGTTTTTACATTAATGGAAATAAACTTCCCAATGTGACAAAAACAAATCACAATTATTACAAATATCTCATCCCATATCGCAATCGTTTGGCGAGACCTATCCGAAACATCTACACGTACAGTTTCTCGATGAATCCGATCAATGTGGAACCATCGGGGAACTTGGATTTTAGTCAGATACAGTCAGATAAAACAAATATAGAAGTGAAACTAGATACAAGTGAAGGATCACTTGTAGATGTGGTTAATAAAACGTACTCTTTGAATATGTACTACACGGGATACCAAACGTTTGTATTCAACCGTGGATCTATGACACTTGCTTATTAAACAAGGACGTTTTGTTGTCGCTAATGTAGTCAATGATGTTATTCTTGATGCACCATTTGATGAAATTCAACTGCGCAATCGTCGTATGAATTTCATGAGATGTTCCAGGAACAGTGTATGAAAACTTTTCAGAACGACAAAAAGGGTCAAATAACTTTTTACTGTAGCCATCCAAACTAGATTTATAGGCACAATGAACGGTGAAAAGTTTTCCATCATGTGTTTTGAAAGATGTATGATTCTTCTTTGCATAGTTCGTGATGAACCATTCAAGATTTCGAAGTGAAATACCACTCGACTTATCTAGGATGTTTAACAATTTAGTTCTGTTTCCTTCTTCATTATAAAAATTGTTGATCGATGTTAGCAGGATACCAGTTTTACTCATTACTAATCATAGCACCCAAATCTATAAGCTCGTTTGAAAATTCACAACCAGGGCACCCATGAACATACCCTCGGTCAGGGCTATGATTATGACTATTCGTTCGAGAGATACTCATTGGTTTTAGACGTTTAATCTGTGCTGCGTGATGTTTGCAATATCCTTCAGTGGTACCCCTGAATGTACATCTCCTTCCATCATTCTTAGTTCCCTTGCATATCGTACCCGAAAACGTTTCGGGTATATCTTTCAAAAGAAGGTCCATAGATATACCGTGTTTTTTCGATATGATCACAACATATTCATTCATCATCGAAACAAGACGCTGATTGACTTCTTCCTCGAATAGTTCCGCGAGTTTTTCGTGCAAACTCATACCTTATTAGTATTTTGCTCATATTTTTTAAATACATCTTCAATTGATTCTGGTCGCGAAGCTTCTTTAATACGTTCCCTGAGTTCGGCAACCTTACCAGTATCATCTAGTCCAAGTTTTTTACATTCCTCGATGAGTTGTTCCTTTTTCATGGTACTGAGTGCTGGACCAGTCTTCTTCTTTTTAGGTTTGTGCTGTTCAAGGATTTCTCCAAAAATCTCTTGTTTGGTATTTTCAAAAAGGGGGTCGAGAAGATCACACACCGGGTTGAGAAACTTATTCTCAAAGTAGTACAAATAATCAACTGGGATATTATTCTCTTCCACAAACTTGGGATCTTCAGACTTTTCAAATGCTTTCGCCTTAGGATTGTCCGTCTTTGTCAAAAGGTACGGCACACGGTCACCCGATTGTGGTTCCGAACCAGGTTTTCGTTCTCGCATCTTTACGACAACCTGAACATGGGACTGGTTGATATTGACACTCTCAGGGCTCGTTACGGAAACAGGGTCACCTTTAACTTTATAGGTATCGGCGAGTGATTGACTCAATACCAACTTTTCATTTGGTACATCACCAGAAAGAAGTTCGATCGCTCGTTCTTTCGCCAATTCTTTGGGTGGCCCGGGGTCACTTGACGTTAAGACAACATCGAGGAGTTCTTTACAAACTTCTCTCACATGTGGTGTATTATCTCTACGAACAACCTGGAGGCCCTTGATATCGATGTAATCCATATGCATCTTGTCATCCTTCCCTTTTGTCCAAAGTTTCGCAGCGTAACGCTTTTTGGAATATAGAAAGTAGGGCCAATACACCTTCTCGAGTTCCAGGTTATTAGGCTTCTTGAAAAGGGCTGAACATTCTTCGGCTGCTCTTTCCCCCAGTTCCCAACTATACTCAATTGCTTCCACACCAGTTCGACCACCAACATCAAATTCTACCATGACCGAATCCGTATCACCATATCGCACCTTTGCACCCGGAAAATTTGCTTCCACATAATTCTTAGTCTCTTCAATCATTCCGCGACCTCTAGATGTTGTTGTTGAAGCAATTGGGACACAGGGAAGAATTCCTTTACCCGCACCAGTAAATCCATAGACAGAGTTCATCGAAACTTTGTAAGCCAGCTGCTTACCGTTATAAACTTCTTTCATAGATCCAATCGCAGCCGCCATATCTTTCTTCGCCTTTTTTCGAAATTGCTTAAGTTCTAGAAGAATACTTGGCAGGAGACTTGGCACCCCCTGTGCAAATTTATAGACTTTGTCGCCAATCTTAAACGTTTCATAAACGACACCAGGTACATTCCCATATCGACGCTCATCCATCACCAATGTGGAGTAACACAAATTGTGTGCCATCATGATTGATGGGTACAGTGCTTCAAAATCTAGAGCTGTGATGGGTGTATAGTAGGCACCCTTTTGTGCTTCCAATACTGTCGCACCCTCGTACGGCTCTTCAGGGAGAGCGCCGTACTTAATCGTGGGGACCATATATCCAAGTTCTCTAGCCTTTTTGGTGAGCTGACTGAAAACCTTAATTTGCTGACCACGTTCAACAAGGAAACAAAGCGGAACCCACGTAGCTTTAGCCATCTCTAAAAGGTTCAGGAGTGTGCATAGTTTTTTCAGGAGTTTATGGGGTAAGAGTGTATCCTTAATACAGTACTCAGCGACTTCTCCCAACTTTTTTGGGTCGCCCTCCTTGTATCGAGCAAACATTTCCTTTGGGGACATGTCAATCTTCTGATCACCGAGGTACAACTTTGAAACTTCATTCAACTTGTACGAATCCAACTTGTACCCCTTCTTAACTTCATGGAACATATCAAAAATGAACCTCCCTGTCATAGGAAGAAGTTTGAGAAAGTTATCTCCAAGAGCACTCGAACTCAACTTTTTTAGTAGAAGCTCACTCGGGGGATCACGGAGTTTTCCAAGATTGAAAAATTCTTCACTGCATCCAGTCATATGGGCCCTCTTGTAAATGTACTCGAGATCAAACCCAAAAATGTTCCACCCCGTGATGATATCAACATCCTTTTCATGAAGATATTTTTGGAATGCTTCGAGCATCTGACGTTCAGTATCAAAACTTACGACACCCGGACCTTCTGTTTTCTTGTAACAGAGGCACGTCTTGTCATATGGTTCATCACTCCCAAATTTACACAATGAAATAGCTATTTGAAAGCAGGCATCATCCGGAACGTCTCCATCTGGAAACTTACCAGTCGAACTGTTACACTCAATATCAACTGAAGCTACGACAAATGGGGCTATATCATCTCGAGCTACAGGTTTTAGGGTTTGCCAATTGTTACACCAAAGATCAATATCAACTTTTGCGAGATGCGAGCGAACACACTCAGAGCCAGTATCCAACCACCCCGTCGATTGAATACCAGTCCGATGCATAAGCCTCAGGACGGGATCAAGGTTTGCTTCATATACATGAAATTGTTGAAAGTCACGATTATAGCCAAATACCGAATTAACCTTTCGTCTATCCGCGAGTGTCTTGAAGTTTAGGCGCATGTATGCAAACTGTTCATTATTTTGGAAACCCCAAACATCCTTCTTTTGTGTGAGACTATAACTTGTCACATGATCAGGTCGAAGTTTGTTTAGGTCATCATAGAGTAATCTAACTTCCTGATTAGTCGTACCTCTAGGCAACTTCACAAAGAAGTATGGCTCGAATGCCGTAGTAACACATACAGACTTCCCATCCTCGGTCTTCCCCAAAATACTGATCAAGTGTTCATCATCCACATCTCGCGCCTCCCAAGTCAAAGCTTGGAATACCACCATATGTTTATAATGAGCCAAAATTTTAATATCATTTACTAATAAATGTCTGCTGCTTTAATTGAGCTAGTGTCGGTCGGTGCTCAGGATGTGTACATCACTGGCGACCCCCAGGTCAGCTTTTTCCGTCAAAACTACAAGCGCTACACCAACTTCGCCATGAAGCCCGAGCGTATGGATTATATCGGTACCTTTGGTTCTTCCAACGAAGTCACCATTCCCATTCGCTCTAAGGGTGATCTCATGAGCTACATCTGGATTGAGGCCACGGGTATCGCCGAAGTTCAAAACAACTCTACTGGTTTATACTCGAACAACTCCGCGAGCCCCACTGAATTCTCTCTCTGGATCGGTGGTCAGAAGGTGTCTCAGCTCGACTCTCTCTACATCCAAGGTGTTCATAACCCCCTCATGCGTGATTCGGCCGCCAAGGCGTCTTTCGCTGTGACCACGAACGCCCGCAAGGAAAACCACTCGGGTAACTATTACATGATCCCCTTCTTCTTCGGTGAAGACTGGACCAAGGCGCTCCCCCTAGTGGCGCTCCAGTACCACGATGTTGAGATTCGTGTCAAGTGCCGCGATGGTTTTACTCCAAGCACGACCCCCAAGGTTTTTGGTAACTACATCTACCTCGATACCGAAGAGCGCAAGTTCTTCACTGAGACTGAACACGAACTCCTGATCACACAGACTCAGTACCAGCTCGCCTCTAACACTGACACAGATATCGATCTCACCTACTTCAACCACCCAGTCAAGTCTCTCCACCTTGTATCTGGTGAAGCGATTGGTCGCACATGGGGCGAAGAGTTCAACTTTGACACATCTTCCCTATACATCAACGGTACTGCCCTTTTCGAAAACACATCGAACGTCTATCATCACGACGTCGTGCCCGAAATGCACTGCACGGATCTCCCCGACAACATCCTGGATGATCTCCCCACCTACTCGTGGCCTTTCTGTCTCACCATGAGCAAGATGCAGCCCACCGGCTCCCTTAACTTCTCGCGCATTGACAATGCCAAGCTTGTCATCACCAACCCCACCAGCGGTAACCAACTCCACCGTATCTATGCGGTCAACTATAACATTCTTCGTATCAAGAATGGTATGGCTGGTGTCGCTTTCGGTAATTAATTCCAGTTATCAATCAAAGTTTTCGTCTTTTCATACATCTTCTTTCCATAGAAGGTTTTGTCCTTTTCTCCTACCCAAATTGTGAGTCGGTCCTCAAGGAACTCCTTGAACTTATCCGAGTCACAGTTAGATTTGTATCGAATCTTTTCACCCTTAAGTGCCTGCTCCATAGCAGCTAAACGACTATCCATTGAACGCTTAGCAAGCTGATCAGGAGTGAGACGAGTGGACACATCAGCGGTTTTCTTGTTCATATATATCATGGACGACTCTACACTTTATACCATTTTGTACTATTGTCGTTCATGTCGGAGGACATACGATGGTGCCGCCCAGTGTTGCTTTGAGATGGATCACACCAAAGTTAAAATCCCTACAGATACTAAATGATACCACTCATCATAGCTGGCGCACTCACAGGGGCTCTCGCATACACCTTTATGGGACAGAATCTCATCTCCGCATCAGAAGCCAAACGCCTCATCAAAGAGGGGAAGATAAAGAAGGTTATCGATGTTCGTACGATCACCGAGTACCGTATGGGGCACTATCCTAAAGCACTCCACATCCCCGTGGATAAGATTAACGAAAAGACCACTGTGGAACTACCCAGGAAGGGGCTACTCGTCTACTGCAACACTGGGCAACGAGCCAGATTTGCAGCAGAGACATTGGAGGAACTTGGTTTCGAAAATGTCTATTACATCGCTGGACCCTATACTGGACTACTTTAAGTTAATACGTTTTGTTTTTAAGATTCTTTCTAAGCGTTCCTTTTCCTTCCTCATGAAGATTGTCAACTGAACAACCTCGCCATGGAGTGTCACTCGTCCATGTTGTTTTAGAAAAGAAACATTTTCGACACGTACTAAATCCACCCACGACATCTTAGACTCTGGTGTCTTACTGTGATGTATCGCGAGTACAGCAGCATCCTGTTTTACATCTTTGGGAAGTTGATCACCCTCGTAACACACAACAACATGGGCACCTGGGTATCCACTCGAATGCATCCACCAGTGCTCGGGGTCACTCACATTTGTAAGTTGATCATTCTCTTTTGCATTCTGTCCCACTCGGACGATTATATTACCAGACGCGATGTATTCTAACATTCTATTTTCCCATTTACAAGTAATATGCACGTCGTTCTTAAGCCTAGTCCATCAGTGTCCCATAAATATCGTGTCATCCTCCCAAGTAAAAGAGCGATCGATTTCGGTCAGAAAGGTGTTCAGTATTACCCCGACCACGGGGATGCTCGTCTCATGCGCGCACATCTTATTAGAAAAGGGGCCGTCATTCCTAAGAA